GCCTGCCGAGCCGCATCGAGGAGCTGGCCCGTGGCCGCGGACATCTCCGACCACGAGGCGACGGCGAGGTCACCGCGCTTCGGGGCATCCTTGTCGTCCGATGGCTTGATCCCGCGCTTCTGGAGGTCCGAGCCAAGGGAGTCGAAGGTCGCCTTGCCCATCGCGACCGCGATCGGGTCCAGGGACTCGCGCCACTCGACCACGCGGGGGATGATCCAGTCCGTGCCGGGCCGGTAGTCGATGATCTGGACGTGACCGAGCTGGCCGTCCTTGCGGAGGCCGTAGAGCCCGATGGCTGCGTAGTCGCGCTCGGGGGCGATGTCCACGGCAATAGCCACGTCACCCTCGCGCCGGGACCCGCGGTCGAGCATCAGGCCGTTCCATGCGCCCATGTCGATCGCACCCCCGCCGAGAGTCTGTCTTGGCCAGACGCCGCAGCGCTCGATGGCGAACTTCTCGTCTGACATCGAGTCGCGCTCGGACTGGACGAACTCCTCGGAGATCCGCACGCCGTAGGCCGGGTTCGTCTGCGCCCACAGCTCGCGGGAGTCGAGGTCGAGCTCCCGCAAGTCATCCAGCGACCCCGGCGCACCCCAGTCCCGATATCCGAGGCGGTGGGGGCTGTCACCCGTCGCGCGCTTGCGAAGGCGATACAGGATCTCGCCCGTGTCGCCAGAGAGGGGTGGCGACGACGTGTAGATCAGCTGCGGGTTCGGGCGGGCCGACATGGTGGGCATCAGCGCAGAGTGCTGGTCGTCCGTGTAGGCGTAAGCCTCGTCGATGATATTGACGTCGCCGGAGAAGCCGCGGCCGGAGCCCTTGGAGCGGGCCACGAAGATCACGCGCTGGCCAGTGTCGAGGCGCTCGAAGCCCTCGCGGCCGTTCGTGTTGTTGACCTTGATCTGGATGTCATCGATCACGATGAGGTTGTCACCAGCAGGCTCGCCGAGGGTGGTCAGGCATGCGCGCAGCCGGCGGAAGCCCTCGAGGGCCGTCTTCACCTCATGGGCCGACCACATGATGAGCCGCTCCTGCAGGAGCAGCATGCCGGCGAGGGCGCGGGCCTCGAGGATCGAGCCCTTGCCGTTCTGGCGCGAGACAATCTCGGCGTACTCGAAGCAGGACCAGCGGCCGTCGTCCCGGATTGAGAGCATCAGGTCGAGCGCATCTGACTGCCAGGGGTCGAGATCCAGCCCGGCGGCAGCGGCGAGCACCACGGCGGCCTCGCCGTAGGAGGACTCAGCCGGTGGCCGGACCTCGATCCGAGGTCGGACGCTTCGCTTCGAGGATGGCGACGACGGAAGCAAGCTTCCCACCGCCCTTCGGCTCCTGCTTCGGCTTGGGCAGCCCCTTCTCCAGTTCGGCGACGATGCCTCTGAGTGCCATGGCCTGCTCGCGTGCCTCCGAGAGCACCTTGTCGATGTAGACCGTGACCTCTGTCTGGTCCTCGTTCGCATGGAAGCGCAGCCAGTCGTGGCCGTCGAGCTGGCGGTCCAGCCGGTCAAGCCGGTCGACGATGCGGCACGCCTCGACTGCGAGGGGCTTCATCAGCGTCGGCAGGTCGCCATCCTTGGTGAGCGCAGCCCAGAGCTCGGCGCCAGCCTTGGAAGATGGCCCGATGTCCACGAGCGTGACCTCGAGGGCCTTGCAGCGGCCGGGCACGCAGATGCCATGGTCTCCCGCCATATGACGGCGGTAGCGCCGCTTCCGGAGGGTGTCCGAGTCAGCCATGGGGGGTATACCCTCCCTGTCCACGCCGGGGCCGGCAAAATTCGGGGGGATAAATGAGCGCGACCGGCGGGTCTACAGCACTGCGCCTCTCAAAAAATACCCCCGGCGGGTATGCCCGGCACTCCCATGCACGCGAGTTCGACACTGCCACCTGCACCCTGCAGGCTGGCACTGCCACGGCATTGCGCTTTCGCTTGCCTGCGGCTCGGGTTGCGGCGCGTCGCGCGCACTCGACATGCACACATGCACATGCACGTGGCATGTGTTGCGTGTGGGTGGTAGGCAAACCACCCCTAGGGAGGGCCCAACCAAGGAGGGCCCTGCGATGCAGGCCCCCTTGACCGGGTCGCGCCCAGGGCGGCGCTGCCGTCGTGCGGCTAGTGCCGTGGTGCCTTGGGGTGCTTCGGGTGGGCTGGGTGCTTGGGATGCTTCGGGTGCTTGGGCCATCCGTGATGCGTGCTCTTGGGCCAACCCTTGTGCGTGCTCTTCGGCCAAGCCATTTGCGCTCACCTCATACTGTGCTCGGATCTATTGCGACCAAGCCGCGCGGATTGCCGACGCTCACCTGGCCGCACGGTTTGCCGTACCTGCACGCGCACTCGGCGCGAGTGATCCCGCGCAGCCGGTTCGAGCGGGTCGAGTTACAGCCGTAGTGGGCCAGCCTCGCATTGCTGCGGTCGTGCTCGTCGCCGCCGTGCTGCAGCTGGATCAGGTGGTCAGCGCTGCGGCTCATGGGATGCGTGCGCGGCAGTTCTTGGTTGACGAAGCGGCCGCACAGCCAGCACAGTTCCTCTTCTTCGTAGACCCGTGCTGCTATGGCCCGCCATCGGTGGTCGGCCTTGCGATAGGTGCGGCTCATAGCTCCCACCCAAGGACTCGAACCTTGGTCTCGCGGTCCAGAGCCGCGCGTCCTGCCATTGGACGAGGTGGGAATGCGAGCAGTTTTTGTCCTCCGAGCCCCTGCGCAGTTGACCCGGCGACTGTCGTTGCTCAGGACAGCCTCGCCTTGCGACGTCTATTTGTGGCGGCTCGGCATCCCGCCGTAACGATCCCACCCCACGCGGAACCAGAGCCGTGCGCGGTGGAACGCCGCCCATGCCCTGAGCCAGAGCGTCGCGATCATGGGTGCCTCCAGACAAAGAGAAAGGGCGAAGCGTTCCGATAGTTCAGACACTTCGCCCAAGGCACGACTAGCATAACATCATCGAATGACAACCGTGTATTTTACATCGGCGTGTCTAGCCATTAAATGCCGATAGCCCCCGACTCCGAGTGGAGTCGGGGGCTTGGTCAGAATGGCAGGACTTCCTGTGCGAGTCGCTTGGCGGCGATCTCGCAATAACGCTCATCGAGCTCTACGCCGATCGCGTGCAGCCCAAGCGCTTTTGTGGCAACGAGGGTGGAGCCGGACCCCGCGAATGGGTCAGCTACCCATGCGTCTCCCGTGACGTCGGCAGCCATCCTGACGAGCTCCTGCATGACGTCCTGCGGCTTGGCATGTGGGTGGCCGGCACGTGTGGCTACCCCTCGCGGTCCAGCGACGAGCCCATTCGTTGTGATGACGGATGACTTGCCGCCGACGCCTACGGGCCACGGGCCGACAAGATAGATGTTCTCCAGGTCGCGGCGTCGGCCAGCGCGGGCGCCCTTGATCCCTGCATCAAGAGGCTTGATATACGGGAGCACTTGGACTGCTCCTGCCGGCTGCTGAATGAGCGGGTCTCCGAACACGGTCGCCAGCCGGTCGCCCCATGCAGCGAGAGCCGCGTCTCGGGCCGCGGTGTCCTTGTCGTTCATGATGCCGCCGTGGGCGATTGATCCGCGGCCGCGTCCGTGACTGTTGGTCATGCCGGAACCGGACTGCCAGTTGCGCCCATACGGCGGGTCTGTCACGAGCACGTCAGCTTCTAGCCACTCTCTGTGTTCGGTTAGGCAGTCGCCGTGATAGAGGCGCACGTGGTCGTCCTCGTAGTACAGGCTCACCCCGCATGCACCGCCTTCACAAGCCAACCCATCTGCTCGGGCGGCCATCCCGCGCCGCATCCGACGCACTCTGCCGTCCATTGCCAGATCTTGAGCATCCCGCCATCCTCATCCCAGCAGTGGACCCTCAGTGCAGGCTTGCCCTCGTGATAGAGCACACTGCACGCCGGGCATGGGAGTGTGAGCTTCCGCGGTGGCTTGGTCGGCGCAACGATGGCGTTGATCGCGTCGATCCAGTCGAGGGTGACGTGCTCGAGGAACGCCATCCACTCGGCGTTGATGTCCTCGACCGCCCACGACTCGATGATCGCCTTTAGGCTGCCGATGAAGTTCGGCATCAGCTCGTATTGATGTTGACCGGCCTCACGCTTGATGTCCTGCTGCAACGCGTATGCGCCCTCCCCGATCGGAAGGGCCACACCTCCAGATGTGCCCCCGCTGCCATGCTCGTTGGCCGTGATCGCCGCCTCCAGCTGGTCCAGCAGCGCAGGAACGGAAATGGGCCCTTTCGGGCCCATGGTCAGGTGTTCGCGGCAGAGTCGGTGGCAGTTATCCCTCAGACTCAATTCGGTCTCCATTCCGAGCCCAGTCGGGTATGGAAGTCCACGTGCCGCGCTTCCCCCTCCTCGGGAACCAACGCACCGCAGTGCTCACACATCTTGGCCCACGCTCGAGCTAGTGGCCATTCACCCCTCGGGAAGCCCCTGCGATCTTCGGAGAAGGTCTCGTACTCGCTCACCGCACCTCCTCAATCGCAATCACGACCCGCGCCGGCCCGTAGCCCCCGTGTCGCATGTCCGGTCCAATCACGTGCTCGTGGTCGTCGTCGGCCCACAGCCCTGCGTCGGTGAGGCCGTCGCAGATCGCCTTGACCGTGGGCCAGAGGTTGTTGGGGTCGTAGTGCGTCCGGGTCGGCTTCCAGAAGCTCGCGACGACGTGGACACGGCCCGCGAACGGGTTGGCCACATGGAGCGTTTCGTCTGGGCATGCCCCCGAGCCCCGGAGGATCGCCTCGTAGCCCAAGCGTCGCCACGCCTTCGTCAGCCGCGTCTTGTTGAACCGAAACCTGCGGTCGTTGCTGTTGAGCCATTCGAGGTCATCCGGCTTGGGGATGTCGAGGAGGAGGATGCGGGTCACGCTTCGCCACCAACGTGCAGGACGGTCGCGGGGAGGATCGCCGCGACGACAAGCGCATTGAGGGCGGCGATGTTATCGCCCAAATTTGCGTAGATGAGGAACTTGTCGCCGCACGCCTTGTCGTCGCACCCAGCGAGGCGCGCCACCTTCCCATGTGCAGTCAGCACCACGGACCCGACCGGCAGCGCGTCCAATTCCTCGGCGGTGGTGACGACGGCGGGCTTGCGGTAGCCGATGGCGAGGATCGCGTCAGCGATGTGTTCCGCATGAGCGGGGGAGTTGTGTCCGGCTTCGATCGGCTTCCGGCACGTCGGGCAGTAGCCCTTGGGCCACTCGACTGTGTGGCCGCGCAGCCACGGGTGCTGGACGATGACGTTGGCGAGCTCGTCGCGTTCGTTGCTCATCATGCCTCCAAGTACGGGTCTGGCCGTCGCTCGGCCTTGGCGTCGGCCGCGCAGCATACGCACGGCTCGTAGAAGTCGCGGTGCACTCGGCACCGCTGCGGCTTGGGCATCTGCTCCCTGACCTCGGCGGGCCAGTGCTGCCCCTGCTGGAAGATCGCGCCGGGCGTGCGGCATGTGGGCTGCAGTGCCTTGGCGAGCGCGGCCTGCACGAGCGTCGGGAAGCTGGGGACTCTGCTGTTCTGGATGAGCAGGGTCATGAGCGACTCGACGGGCCAGTCCGGGCGGATCTCGTGGAGCAGGTTCGCGAGGAGGGATGCCTGGCGCTCGGTGAGGTGGTGGGTCACTTCGTGCCCTCGTGGAGGATTGCCTTGTATGAGATCAGCTTCCACTGCGGCCGCCGCTTGCGCTGCCAGTCTGCTCGGAGCCAACCTGACATCTTTTCGAACTTCGCCCTGCGCCGTTCGTGGTAGGCGTTCGGAGTCAGCGGCAGGATGCGAGTGGGCGGGAGGTCGCGACGACGGACGGGGCGCTTGGTCGCCATGTCGATGACCATGGATCGGTTCTCAGCCATCTGGATTTTCCTTCCTCCAACCAAATTTCTCGCGCGCGTCACTTAGGTGAGATTGGTTGGAAAGGTGATTGATCTATGAAGCGAAAGGTGAGGTAGAGATATATGGCTTGGCTTGGCTTGGCTTGGCTTGGCTTGGGCACCGTTACTAACGCCCCGTGACTAACACGTTACGTAACGGGCGTGACTAACGCGTTACGTAACGCGTTACGCCTCTGGATCGGCTTGTTTCCGGGCCTTCTGCTTCTCCCGCCACACCCTCTGCCGCGCCCGGTTGCGCTCGCGGTCCTCTTCCATCTGCTCCTTGGAGCGCTGGTATTCCTCCCAGGAGAGGAATTGGAAGCCCGAGCCCTGCGGCACCCACAGTCCGGCCGCGATGAGGCTCTGGGCGGCATCCTGCCCCTCCCGCCCCCACGATTCGACGTACCATCCGGGGACAGCCCCGTCGGTCTTCGTGCCGGAGGAGAGGGAGCCTGCGAGGGTCCATAGGCCGATCGCGGCAAGCCCGGCCTGTCGTGGCTTCGCGTGCCCGTACATCTGGTCGTCGACATTGAACCAGCCCAACTACCCTCCCCTCCTCCCGAGCTTCCTGCGCTCCTCGCGCGCCAAGTTCCCCAGTGCCTCGCCTGCCGTCGGGTCGCGGTGCGTCTGCCTGTCCGGCTTGGCGACGCGGTCGTGCGCGCGGGCCTCGATGTGGCACCAGCAGTCCCGCGACTCGCGGCAGATGTCGGGCAGCGAGGACTTGCATGCGCGGCAGCATCGGTCGTTGATCACGTCTTGCCCCCATGCTTGACCTCGCAGATCCGCGCCAGACTCGGCACCACCCAGACCGTTCCGCAGATGCAGCAGGTCCACGCCCTTGCGTCAGGCATGGGTCTCCGTCCGATCGCGGAGAT